GTAAGAGAAATTTAAAAATGAAATGTAAAATTACGACGTAATGCAGATGACAAACGGGACAAAATGCAAACCTGCGAGGTATTATGATAAATTATTCGGTGAGGAAAATATTCATAGAATGGAGGAAATAAAAAAATCACGAATGTCGATGGCTGAAAAATCAATTGACAATACGAGACGTCGGTTACGCACTCGCGAAATCGTTAAAAATGCACAGTACAAACAATTAAAAAGGAGTTATGAAAATGGCTAAAAAACTGTACTCAGTCCAGGATATGAAATCAATGACGATGAGCTACCCGTTCGCATGCAATCATCTCGCAGAGGCAATGAGGTCGTTCGAGCAGGTGTGCAGGGACGAACGATCGATGCTGAACAAATACCCAAACGATTTCAACCTATTTTACATGGGGGAATTCGACGAGGGAACCGGCAGTTTCACATTATTGAATCAGCCGGAGTTCGTAATCAATGCGTCGGTATACGTAAACAAAACGGAGGAAAAAAATGAGCGATAAAATTGGAGGAGTGGATTACGAGGAGTGGAAACAACGGCGGATGCCGATAACGTTTGACAAAACGAGAAAAAAAACTCAGGAATCAATGCAAAAAATGCAGAATATCAACGTTATAATGGCCCAGGCCGAAAAAACAGGCCGGATCGCACCTGAATCGATCCGGCAACAGCTTCAGCCGTTATACGCCGACATATCACGTGTCGGCGATCTGGCCGACTGCTATCGTGTGATCGCGGACGGCCAAATGGCTTTTGCATCTCTCCCGGCCAACATCCGGAATGCGTTCGATAACGACCCGGAAAATTTTCTGGCGTCGGTTTCCGCCGCTCAGTGTGGCGATAGAGAGGCCAAACAGGCCCTACAATCGATCGGATTGATCGAGCCGGACCCCACAATACCGATGCTAACGGAGGCAAATTCAGGGGCAAACCCGGGCCGTCCAAACCTCGATTACGACGAAAAAATCCTGAATATCCACGGAGTGGAGGGGTTACGAAGGGTAATTCGGGCGGAGCTCGAGGAGGAGTACAAAAAACAGGAAAAAAAGGCGGTAAAACCGCCGTCAGAACAGCAGCCATCTTGATGTAACTGTTCTGACTGACACCGGAGGTGTCAAAATGAGGGTTTTTCAACAATCAATATTTGGGGGCGAAAATGAAATTTTTGAGATCAAAAACAGTCTGGTTCAATGCGCTCATGGTAATCGTCGTGGTTTTAAACGAGATCAATGGATCTGTCGTTCCTCCGGAATATGCGACGGCTGGAATTGCCGTGGCGAACGCGCTGATAAAAATATTCAATCTGCGCGAGATGGAAAAAATTGAAAATAAATTAACGAGCGCGATGGACGAAATTTATATGAAAAATGAACAATTGAGAATGGGAGGACGGAAATATGGGGCATAAATCTGTTATGCAGCACAGTTTCGCAAATCTGCCGTCGGTGAACGCGCCACGTTCAACGTTCAAACGTCCATGGAGGCACACAACCACGCTAGATGCGTCATGGTTGGTACCAATGGAGGTGGTGGAGATCTACCCCGGGGACACGGTAAACCTCAAAACGTCGCTGTTTTGCAGGATGTCGACACCCGTAAAACCGATTATGGACAATCTGTACCTGGAACATTTCTGGTTTTTCGTACCGAATAGACTGTTGTGGTCAAATTGGCAACGATTTATGGGGGAACGTGATCCGGACCCGGACAGTTCGATCGATTTCACAATCCCGCAATGTGAGATCAACACATCGATCGTATTCCAGCATTCATTGCACGATTATTTCGGATTGCCGGAAACCCTACAAACCGGAGACGGATCCGTCTCCGCATTGCCATTCAGGGCATACAACAAAATATTCAACGACTGGTTCCGAGACCAAAATTTAATGGATTCCGTTACTGTAAATCTCGGGGATGGTCCGGATATGCATACTCTTTACGAATTGCGAAAACGATGCAAACGCCCGGACTATTTTACGACATGCATGCCGACTCCTCAAAAAGGAAGCGCAATTTCGGTGCCGATAGGCACCAGCGCGCCGGTTTTCGGAAACGGCTACACAATAGGAATAGAGGACGGTTCCCCCGGGGGGGTAACCGGATACGGAGGATTCGGATATTCCTCGGCCGACGGTAAATACGGAGGAAACGTCGGATACGGAGCACTGAAGGGAACAGGCTACGCAGCAGCCACTTTGTCAACTGGAGCTGTCGGAGTGGTATCGAAAGCGCACGCCGGGGCACATCCGGAATACTCAGGTTTGTATGCCGATCTGACCGGCGCCACCGCCGCAACAATAAACGATTTACGCGAGGCGTTCCAGCTGCAAAAAATGCTGGAGAGGGATATGAGAGGCGGTACCAGGTATATCGAGCTGTTGAGATCCCATTTCGGCGTTATATCGCCGGACGCCCGTTTACAGAGGGCAGAATATCTCGGCGGCGGGTCATGCAGAATAGCATTCAATCCAGTGCAGCAAACGTCCGAATCGACTGCTACGTCAAAACAGGGAAACCTATCCGCATATGCGCTCGGCGCGGATACGGGCCATATCGTTAAGTCTTTCGTAGAGCATGGTATTATGATGCTGATTGTCAACGTGCGATCGGATCTGACGTATCAACAGGGGATCGACCGATACTGGTCGCGGTTGACGCGGTACGATTTCTACTGGCCCGCTCTCGCGATGCTCGGAGAGCAGGAGGTTCTAAACAAAGAAATCTACTACAACAACGACGCCAACGACGACCTCGTATTCGGATATCAGGAGAGATGGGCAGAATTGCGATATATGCGATCAAAGGTGACCGGGCAAATGAGATCAACGCACGCAACTCCCCTCGACTACTGGCATCTAGCCGAGGAGTTCGGATCTCTGCCCGTTTTATCCGATGCGTTTATCGAGGATTCGACCGACGTCACAATTGACAGCCGGATAACGGCAGTTAACACCGAGCCCCAATTTTTCCTCGATGCATATTATTCGCTGATGCATACCAGGGCGATGCCCGTGTACTCAATCCCGGGTTTAATAGACCATTTCTAACAGGAGGAAAAATGGCCCGCAATAAAAAACGCGGAATAAATTGGCAATGGTATCACAAAAAAAAATCGGAAAAGCGGATCCGGAAACGGATCCGTAACATTCATAAAAAATCCTGGGGGCGAAAATATGGGTAACGGATCAATCGCCGGAGAAATCGGCGGAGGAGTGGCGGCGGGAATCGCCGGAATATGGAGCGCGGAACGCCAAATGGCGTTTCAGGAGCGCATGTCAAACACAAAACATCAACGCGAGGTCGCGGATCTGAGGGCCGCAGGCCTCAACCCAATATTGGCAGTTCAAACAGGAGCGTCGACGCCATCGGGGGCAATGTTCACCCCCGATAATCCGGCGCGTGGACTGGCACAAACAATGATAAACAAATCGCAGGCGGCGGAGCAGATAAAAACGCTCCAAACTCAGCAGGCTGCAAATAACGCGCAGGCGGTGAAAACAATCGCAGATACGGCGGTAAGCCGAGAAAATGTGGCACTCGTGAGAGCGCAGGCGCTGCGCGAGGCAACGCAGTCTGCGTTAAATAATGCGCAGGCAGTAAATCTGGGATATGACTCCGAGCAGAAAAAATTCAAATCCGGATTCTATGGTTATGGTAATAGGGCGTTCGAGGGATTAGGAAAACTGAAAAACAATCTGAAACAAAACACCATTGAAATAATAAAAAATCTGCCATGGTGGAAAAAAAACGAGAGGAGAACAATTCCGAGCGATCAATATCATGATTATAATCAGCCCCTGCCGTATGAATCAGGCTGGGATTATCTCGGTAAACCTACACCACAAAAAGGATGGCTAAAATGAGAAGAAAAAAAATATCAAAATTCAAATCAAAAAAAATGTTTCGGCGGACAGCCAAAACTCATAAAAAAAATGTTGCGTTCACGCAACGGGGCGGGATACGCCTATAATAATCCGAACGGAACGATAAAAAATAATCAGGGCCTCCGAGCCCTGATTTTTTTGTCGATCCGGGCGGAACGCCGGCAACCGCCGGCGATCAGTGCAACGCATTGCACAGGCGGACACAGTCCGGCTAAAATCTATCCAATAGAGGGCGCATGCCTATCCAAATAAAAAATTTACAAAATGGCTATAGACATGCTAATTACAATTGTATATAATATGGAGTATGCAAATGGCCCCATGCTATAACCCCCTCGATGCCTATGCCGTCAAATTGACAGACGGCAAAAATCAGATTGCATTCAAACCATTAACAGGAGGTAAAAAAATCAGATTGCCCTGTGGGCAATGCATTGGCTGTCGCCTGGAGCGCTCCCGGCAGTGGGCGATCAGGTGTGTCCACGAATCTCAAATGCACGATGAAAATTGTTTTCTAACGTTGACATATGATAATGCACATTTAAAAAACGACAGCTATTCATTGTGTAAACGAGATATGGTGTTATTCCTAAAAAAATTACGGAGGCATTGTGAACCAAAAAAAATCCGATTTTTCCAGTGCGGAGAGTATGGAGAATTATTCAGCCGCCCACACCACCATGCGGCAATATTCGGTTGGTGGCCAGAGGACGCCACCCCCTATTATGAGCGAGGCTGCGCTGGAAATAATGGCCAGAGCGATAATCAAATGTATTCATCGCGATCAGTTGATGAAATTTGGGGAAATGGTATTTGCGTTGTTGGTCGAGTCACGTTTCACTCAGCAGCGTACATCGCTCGATATATCACAAAAAAAATCACAGGAGATAGAGCGAGAGATCATTACGGCGACCGAATTTCTGAATATATAACAATGAGTCGCCGGCCAGGAATTGGAAAAATGTGGTACGATAAATTTAAGGATGATCTGTATAATTACGACGTAATGCAGCTGACAAACGGGACAAAATGCAAACCTGCACGGTATTATGATAAATTATTCGGTGAGGAAAATATTCATAGAATGGAGGAAATTAAAAAATCACGAATGTCGATGGCGGAAAAATCAATTGACAATACGAGACGTCGGTTACGCACACGCGAAATCGTTAAAAATGCACAGTACAAACAATTAAAACGGAGTTATGAAAATGGCTAAAAAACTATATTCGGTCCAGGATATGAAATCGATGACACTATCGTATCCATTCGCCTGCAATCATCTCGCAGAGGCGATGAGGTCGTTCGAGCAGGTGTGCAGGGACGAAAGATCGATGTTGAACAAATACCCAAACGATTTCAATCTATTTTACATGGGCGAATACGACGAGGGAACCGGCAGTTTCACATTATTGAATCAGCCGGAGTTCGTCATCAATGCATCGGTATACGTATCAAAAACGGAGGAAAAAAATGAGCGATAAAATCGCAGGAATACCGTACGAGGAATGGAAACAAAGGCGGATGCCGATAACGTTTGACAAAACGAAAAAACGGACGCAAGAGTCGATGCAGAAAATGCAAAACATCAACGTTATTATGGCCCAG